CCTAATCCAGCTTGGGTACGTTCCGCTTTATCCTGGTCTAATCCCCTGGCATATTGCATCTTAGCATCTGACTTTGCTCTTTCTTCATTTTGAAACATTTCTCTGCCAGTATCTGCTACGGTTCTTCTTACATCTGCTTCAGCTTCCCTAAGACCACGTTGTGCGGAAACACTACCTTGCATACCCCTGTTAATTAAACCGCCCATATACCGCTTATTTGCCACTGCGGATTGCCTACTGGCTGTTCTGGATACGTTTCCAATAATGCCTGTTTCTTGTCCTTTAGATAATGCACCATCTCGTTTAACTTGTTTAAGCTGTCTGCCATACGCAGAACTGCCGAATTTTGGTCGCATAAGACGAGATCCAGACTGTATTGCCTGGGATCCACCTTTTAATAATAATGCTAATGTTGCGGGATCCATGAGTTACTCCATTTCAATTTGTAATCTTTCTAAGGTTAATGCGTTTGTGCTACTGGCTGTAGCTACTTCCACTTCAAATTTCTTTGCATAGCGTTTGATTGGAAATCTATTAATACCGCCATCTGCGGTAATTGTTTTTGTAAAGGATGCGGATGTGGCACCATCTAAATAAATATTATACGTAATATCATCACTGCCTGTAAACTGCACCGTTCCGTATCTGAGCAATCTTTTACGGTGTAAATCAAGGGGAAAACGCTTACTTTTCCATTTACCTACACTTGCTGTCGCTGTATCAAATTTGATGATTTTATTGCTGGTTTTATCGTAGTCTAATGGTATGCCTGTTTCATCGTAGGCTAAGATATCCAATACGCCTGTACCTACATCTATTTTACGCCAGGTTTCTCTTACATAATTATACGCCCAGACTCGTTGATTTGAGCCTTCCATCCACTTATAAATAATCTCTTGTCTACTGGGATCATAAATACCTTTAATCGCTGTTTTATCTGTAGCCAGTAAGAATTGATCATCTATTTTATCAGAGATTTTATCCATTATAGATGGTGTTGCTGTTGAACTTGCAACCATGTTACTGGCTATCCTGTAAATACCATCGTGATAAACAAAGTATATACTATCATGCACTTCAACTACTCCTTGAGGTGCAACATTTCCAATGTTGTTTTTTGATTCTACAACCGACCAACCATTTGGGTTTGCTGAGTCTGATACACTTAAAATAAATATAGCTTGTGGTTTAAATATAACCAGTCTGCTAAAGAGTACAGCAAGGCCAGTAATATCCCCACCTTCTCTGTCATCAAATGTAATTACGTTTCCTACTGGTACTGTATCAAATTGATTTAGTTCACTATACGCAATCCAATCTCTGTGTTCCTCTGCTTTATCTTCGGGGTTTAGTACAACATTACCTAAAAATAATCTTCCTTTAAGTTCTCTGGCGTATTGACCATTTACTCTATTACTATAAATAGTTTGCGTTGGTGTTTCCCCTAAATCTTCTAAACGAAAGTCTCTGCACGTAATTGTTATTTTATTGGTTGCTTTTGTAAAGCCCACACCAGGAGTTGTAGATCCCTGGGCTGTTGCGACACTAAACCCTTCTAATAATTGTGCTTGTTTATCTTTTGTCTCTAAATCAGAAGCACCAAACGATTCTGTTGTTTTTATCCAGCACCCACCAATATCATTATCAAATGCACTATTACCTTCAATTTCTACTGACTTTTCCCCAAAGAAAACAATACTTCCCGATAAGCTGTTAGCCGTAATGTTACTACTGAAGTCTACATAATTGTTTGGAGCAATAAAGCCTATATTGTTACCGCCATATGCTCCGCTGGTTCCACTATACCTTGTTGAATACGTAGTATAATCTCTTCTTTTTAATTTCCAAGCAGAGCCGTTAAAGTTTCCACTACTATCTAAATGATTGTTACCAAAATTTGCATTTGCATCTAATTTTAACCTGGTATAATCATGCGTTCTTTCTCTGGAAATAGAAGTACCATTATCGTGAGCAACTTTAGATGAAGATGGTCTACTGCCAATAGAAATAATATGTTCACCACTGACTACATTTCTCAATCTCATATTTGCTTGAGCTATGCCAGTTCTTGCTGATTCGGGGTGACCAGTAAATCCACTTGAATTAACTGTTTCTACGATAATATTTACAGTATTACCGTCAACTCTTAAAGTGTCACCAGTTTTTATAATGTTTGTTGGGTTTGATGTTAAAGTGAAAGTTTGACCGCTTTGAGCCAACCAGCTATGATCTGCGGTTAAAGTTAAGCCTGTATCAATGCTTTGGTCTGTTACTACGGCTGTTGATGCTAATGTCATTACTTCATCTTCTACAATAAGCGAAGAACCGTTGTTAACATTATTTGATGTTGCAACCATATACAATTGACTGTCGTTCATTACTCGAATTGTGCCAATCGTCATGTAAAATAAAAAGTCATTAAATGGATCAAAGTATCCAGAAGCATTACTTCCTGGATCAACTCCATCAAATCCCCCATCTGATTCTATTGCATATTTATTTGTACCTATAAAAGTTTCACTATACGTAAGAGATTGTATTTCGCTTCTATCTGTAGGTGATGATGCTTTTATATAGATAACACTATCGCCAGAATATTGCAATTGTATATCTTTAATAGTCGTAACGCTACTAAGGTCGTTACTGCTATCTACAAAGGTCATATGCCCTATTAATTGAAAGTTACTATAAACACCCGCATTGCCAATTGCTCTATAGAAATTGATGCCTGTAATGCGTTTATTTAAATTATTTATATCTGCAATTTCTACTTCAAGCTCTAATATATGTTTTTGGATATCGTTTTCATCTAAGACCAATTCATCGCTCTTATCAAATAAACTTTCTTGTACGCCATCGTACACAGCCGTGCAGTTATATTTTACGGTATCTCCACTTCGTAAAAGTGTATCCGCTTTATATTTGCGTTTTAACGATACTTTAAAGGGATTATTTAAGGTGTTAACATATCCGTACCAGTTTGGCGAAATTGTCACCGAACTATTAAACATACTTCTATCTATATAGCCAAGCCATAACCCTTTAGACTCAGTGTTTGACACTTTGCCAATTGCTCCAGGAATAAAACGAACTGTATCACCACTGGGTACAATTGGGTTTTTATCGGTTTGATGATAGATTACAGGCGTTGAACTTGCATTGGTTGCAGATATTTCTGGAAAATTGTATTTAGAATTAAGATCAGTCCAACCGTAATTCAGAGATCCTGTACCCGCCCATGTATTTGATGCCCAGCCAATATCTGTAATTCTATTTAAAGCAGATTTAGGGTTGTTTGATGTATCTGTATATTCAATACCATATGCTTGAATATATCCTTTTGCGTGTTCAAAAAACTGGTTTCCACTACCAGTACCAGTTACCACATCATCTATACAAGTTGGGTTCCATCCTTTATAAGTATCTGGTGAATTAGTATTTAATCCTAATACTGTTTTACTTGCATCTACTCGATAAACAATACCATGAGCCATTCCGCTACCATAGGATCCACTATCATTTGTACAGACCATTAAATATTTTGTACCACTGGGATGTCTATAAGCGTTTTTTATTGCCGTAATTACAGTCGAGGTTGTAAAGGTGCTATGAACAGATGCCCAACTTAAAATTACAGTAGCATCGTTATGAGTGCTATACTGTAAATATTTTTCAGCTCCTTTCTGGTAGTATTTAACAATAGATTCATTTTTATTACTGTTTTCACCAAAATCCATTTTGGTCATAAGTAATAGCTCTTCAGCGATTGCACCAGTATTTGCCCAACTGGCTGAACCATTATTTAAATCTATGTAATGAAATTTATGATTAGAGCTACTTGATTCTCCTAAAACTAAATATTCTTTGCTTCCACTTACTGTATTAACAATAGAAGTAAGACCTCGCCAAGTATACCCAGATGTATTAGAAGGTACTCCACTTACCTCATTAATTCCACTTGAAGTAATTTTAAATAAAGTTTCATCTGGAATTAATAAATATAAATCCCCTGTATTTGCTTGATAAAAATATGCTTTATTTGTATCAGGGTTATAATCATTATTACCCCAATCAGACTCTGATGGATCGTGTCCATCAATTGCCGTTTCCGTAATTGTGCCATTAGCTTCTACAGTATACTTAACAATAGCGTTGTAGTGTTGACCACTATTT